ATTTTGATAATGATGATTACGTAACTATTAAAGGTGGTAATCTTTCTATCAGATATTATTTCAGTGATCCTCAGATAACTTTAAAAGTTGCACCTGAGAAAGAAGTAAAATTTCCTGGTTCAAATATTTCATTTACTATTGACCAAAGTGATCTAAAGAACTTGCGTGATGCACTTGCTAAGTTTAATCTTCCCGAGGTTCTATTCAGATCTCGTGATGGAAAGATTAGTGTACACGGTGTTGATACTGAGAATGCAACCAGTAATACATTCTGGATGGATTTTCCTAATGGACAATCTACAGGTGACTTTGATCTAACTCTTAACACAGAGAACTTACGTGTTGCTAGAAACCACGATTATCATGTTAAAGTTTCCGAGGAGTTGTTGAGTGAGTGGACAGTTGTTGGACCAAATGATTTACATCTAAAATATTTTATTGCACTTGAACCTAAATGAAGAGAGACTTTCTTTGGGTAGAAAAGTATCGCCCACACAAAATTGATGAATGTATTCTCCCTGATGGATCTAAAAAATCTTTCCAGGGTTTTCTTACTCAGGGAGAGATACCTAACCTCCTTCTAAGTGGTCCTGCAGGTGTTGGTAAAACAACAGTTGCTCGTGCTCTATGTGATGAAATAGGTGCCTCCTATATCCTTATAAATGGGTCTGATGAAGGTCGTTCTATAGACACTATTAGAAACAAAGTTAAACAGTTTGCTACTAGTGTTTCACTGACTTCGAGTGCTGCTCATAAAGTAGTCATTCTAGATGAAGCAGATAATATGACCTACGATGTTCAGATGATTCTTAGAGCAGCGATTGAAGAGTATCATATTAATTGTAGGTTTATATTTACTTGCAACTTTATTAACAAACTGATTGACCCTATAAAGTCACGTTGTACTGTTGTTGATTTTACAATCAAACCTTCTCATAAAGAGAAACTACAGGAACAGTTCTTCTATCGTATTCGTGATATCTTAAATGCAGAATCAATTAAGTATGATGATAAGATTATTGCTAAACTTATCAAAAGATATTATCCAGATTGGAGACGTCTTTTAAATGAAGCACAAAGATTTGCATCATCAGGTGAGATTGACTCAGGCATTCTAATAGATATCGCAGATATTAATATTGATGATCTGATTCGAGCAATGAAAGATCGTAACTATTCTACAGTTAAGTCTTGGGTTACACAGAACATGGATCATGATCCCTATATGGTAATGAGAAAGATCTACGATGTTCTATATCAACACGCTAGTAATGCTAGTGTCCCTAACTGTGTATTGATTATTGCTAAGTATCAATATCAAATTCAATTTGTTGCAGATCAAGAAATCAATACCCTAGCATGTCTTACAGAGATTATGTTAGATGGAGTTGAATGGAAAACTAAAGCATGAAGAAATCTGAACTAATACATTATCGTTTACAGGCAATGCTACGTGAGCATAGTTTTAGTGACCTAGAATACCTAGGTGTAAGAAAAGATAGTATCGGTATACCACAACACTGGTATAATATAGGTGGTAATGAAGTACCAGTTGATGCTATCGAGGAGTTGGAAAGTGTTGAAGAAGAATAAAACAACACCACAAAATGTTAAAGAAGCACATGAAGCACTTTTTCATGCTAAAATGAATTTACCAGATGCCGCAAATCATTGCGGTATGACTCAGAAGGAATTGAAAATGACCTTTTTTGAATATCTTAAGTACAATGCCCCGAACACTCAAGTCACTGAAAACACCACTTCGATACCCAGGAGGGAAAAGCAGGGCACTAGCAAACCTGTTCCGATTCCTCCCAGACCTTTCCCAGGCAAAAGAGTATCGTGAACCATTTTTAGGTGGTGGTAGTGTTGCTATAGAAGTTACTAAACGTTATCCTAATTTACCTATCTGGGTCAACGATTTATATAAACCATTATATCTTTTTTGGACAGCATTAAGAGACGATGGTAACTATCTTTATGATCAACTTATACAATTAAAACAAAGACATCCTGATCCAGGTTCTGCTAAACAATTATTTTTAGATGCTAAAGAGAAAGTAAATGATGATGATATTGGATACAAAGATAAAGCAGTTGCTTTTTATATTGTTAACAAGTGTAGTTTTTCTGGTCTCACTGAGAGTTCTTCCTTCTCACCACAAGCAAGTGAATCCAATTTTTCTATACGTGGTATAGAGAATCTTAAAACTTATTCTATCTTAATAAAGAACTGGAAAATTACTAACAACAATTATAACGATTTGTTAACTAATGATGAATCTATCGTCACTTATCTAGATCCACCATATGAAATTAAATCAAACTTATATGGAAAGAAAGGAAACATGCACAAAGGGTTTGACCACGATGGTTTTGCTACTCTTTGTGATCAGTTTGATGGGCATCAACTTATATCATACAATTCGTCGCAATTGATTCGTGATCGTTTTAAGGAGTGGACAGTTTCGGAATTTGCACACACTTACACCATGCGCTCTGTGGGATGCTATAATAAAGTACAAGCATCAAGAAAGGAGTTAGTCCTATTTAATTATGAAGTGTAAAGTATCACTATTCGTCGCAGGTCAAGTCTTCAAAGAGGAAGTACATGCCCGCAGTTTCCAAGAAGCAAAAGAAGTTGCTCTTGCTCGTAATCCTAACGCAACAGTTATAGGAGTTACCACCGCATAAATGAAGGAGTTTGATTATGACCTCGATTACAAGAGTCTTGATTTTACAGATGAAGAAACTCGCAAACTTTATCGTATTGGAAGGGGAGAGCAAGGAGTTCTATTGGTTCGCCCTTATACTGACGATATCTGTGCTCATTGGAGATTTAAGACACCAGAGATTGCAGTAGAATCTTCTAATCATATCTTCGGCATGTATCTAGATTACCGAGATCAAAAAGATTTCATCGGTATGGATATGTGCCGTAAGTTTTTAGAGATGGGTTTTACTAGATCTAGACGCTATGCTAATCATAGGGATGGTAAGAAATATAAAAATGGTAAAGTCTTGCCACAAGAACCAGATCATGCTACATGTGATTTTGCTAAGTCTGCAAAAATATTTAAAAAAGTTAGAGATATTGTAGCGAAGAATAAAACTTATGTTACAATGAGGAAAGAGTGGAGATCATCTGAATGAATATCTTTGTTACCGATCCTGACCCGATCAAATCTGCTCAGGTATTACCTGATAAACACATTGTAAAAATGCCTTTAGAAACCTGTCAAATGTTATCCATTGTAGGTTCTAAGAAGTGGGGTCGTGGTTTCGGTGACTTGCCTAAGTTAGATGGAACACCATACAAGACAGAGAAGGGTGCATTTCGTAATCACCCTTGTACTCTCTGGGCACAAGACAACTGGTCGTGGTTGATTCGTCATGGTCTAGCATTGTGTGAAGAGTATACACACAGGTATGGTAAGGTTCATAGTTGTGAATCTACTATCCTACATGCAGAAAGTATATTTCCATTTCAATACATCAGACACGTCAGAGAGTATTCATTTGAATTTGTATTTGCAGGACCTGATGAGTTCAAGTACGACACAAGTATTGATATCTTTACTGCTTATAAAAGATACATCGCATCTAAACCATGGGTACATGATAATTACCTAAGGAAACCAGAACGCAGACCAGAGTGGGTATGATGTGGAAAGTATGGAAATACGCTCTTGGATCATTCCAAGATGAAACTACACAAAAGTATGATAATATTATATGTGTAGTCAGAACTTTTATACTACTCGCCTATCTCGTTACCAATTGTTTTATTGTAGCGGGAGTAATCAGACATTGGAATAAACAATCATGGGAAGAAAATTCGGTGGAGAAGTTTGGGACTTGCTCTCAAGTATCAACCAAACAAAAAAGAATTTGATGGATGAAGATCCATCTTTAGAGAAGAAATACAACACCTGGATCGTTAATAAAGCATTGTCTGGACACACAGATAGTATTCTTTTCGTTAATGAAATGAACAAAAACTGGCATCTTGATAGGCGGTTACAATACGATTTTTATATAAATAGTTTACGACCGAGGTATCGTAAGTATACTTTTGGTAAGAAAGAGTCGATTGAATACCTTGATGATGTAAAGGAATACTTTGGATACAGTTATACCAAAGCTCTTGAGACAATCAGGATTCTATCACTAGACGATTTAGAAACTATACGTAAATTATTAGATAAAGGTGGAATGAGATGAGTGTCGAAACTGTCGTCCAGTGGAAGCAATCAGATATGATTGAAGTGGTTCTCAAAGAACCAGATGACTTCCTAAAAGTACGTGAGACTTTAACAAGAATTGGAGTTGCATCACGCAAAGAAAGAAAAATTTATCAATCATGTCATATCTTGCATAAGCAAGGTAAGTATTATATCGTACACTTTAAAGAATTATTTGCTTTGGACGGCAAGATTGCTAACATCACTTTGAATGATATTCAACGTAGAAATAGAATCACACAGTTGTTGTCTGATTGGGGACTGTTGAATATTCTAAACCCAGAACTAGTTGGTGAGTTAGCACCACTCAATCAAATTAAAGTTATTTCATTCAAAGAGAAAGGTGAATGGACTTTAGAATCGAAATATAATATAGGAAAAAAGAAAGTCTAGTAAACCGTATATAATTCAGAGGGTTCTCACACCCTCTTTTTTAT